ACTCTAACTCTTTCTTTCTTGTATAAGTCAAACCCAAGATCAATGGTGACATCAATAGTATCGCCGTCAACAACACGATTAATTTCTATAACCCTGAAGTTGTAACAAGACTTCCTGCTGGGTGGTGTCATTGCTCCCATAATTGATCTCCTTTGCTTCTAATGCTGATGCAATTCCGATTATCGTAACGATGGCAGTTATAATAGCACCTGCACCAGCAATCCACCTTTCATTCTTGCGGATTCTGGTTCTAAATTCATCAACAGTTTTCTCTAAGTCTTCGACCTTATGAGTCAAGACTGCAATCTCTTTATCCTGTTTAGCATCAATTTCAGTTATCTTCGTTGCTACTTCGTTCAGAGTCGCCATCTTTCAGTTCATCGAAAGCCATACCCATTATATAGGCAATATAATAACCAACTCCAGCAAGAAGTATTATAAGAGAAATTACAATACTCCAAGTTACATCATTTACGTCACTCAGAGGTCTCAGCAGTAAGTTCATCGCATCCTTCCGTCATAGTTGTTGCGAGTTCACCACCAACTTCAGCACCTGTATCCTGACCTAACATGGCAATCCATCCGGCAGCAACCCATCCTATATATGGAATTCCACTTAAAAATGATGCGGCAGAAGCACCAATACTAGCACCGACTATTCTTCCCGTCGATTCGCCACCACCTGCCGCCTTGATACACTCTTCTCTTTTTGCACCAAACTTTCCCCCAGCACCTCCACCCATGTGGCGGGCACCGTCCATAGTATATTGCTCATAAGTAGTAATCTCAGATTCACCACCAATACCAAATAACCCATTAGATTTTTTAATATCTCTAGTAGTCGTCATGACTTTAGGGTCATTACCTTTATATTCAATTACATATCCATCCTTACCTGCACGAATGACATAAGAGCTATACTCATTCAAAGGCAAATCTATTTTTGGAATTTGTGTTCTGTCCATCAAGTGACCAAGAACACCAATATGTGCTGCTCCAAATACAGTTCCAACACCAAGAACCACCCACTTAAAAATAGACTTTTTAGATGGTTCTGGCGTTGTTGATATTTCTTTTTCGACTTGGTGCGAATTAAACATAATTCATCACTCAACTTTTTCTTTTTTTGCCTCCTCTTTAACTTCTTCCTTCTTATCCTTCTTAGTCGGAACAACCCCGAAAGTAGCTAAAGTCCCAGTGAACACGCTGGCTATAAAAGTTGGATCGATATTCTTTTGTGGAACACCAGGAATCGTTACATAATTAAGTGTAAGAATTGCTGCAGACCACGATAAAATAACAACACGCACTAACGCAGACAGACCTTCGTCTGCCCAGTCAAATTTATTTTCCTTTTTGGTTTCCACTTTCTTTGGCAGGTTTGAATCTGTCATTTACAAAAAAGTGAGGCTCAGTTATTTATGGTTTGAGTAGGTCTACAGTAATGTTTGTATTCTGTATTTGATTAAATTTTTGGCAGAGAACAGAACTAGATTCATGTTCCCATTTATGATAAGTCGTTTTTAATTTTTGAGTGTAATCAGGACTGTCGCATGTCTGCATTTCCGTCGCGACGATTGTCTTGATTAACAAATCTCTTGTTAAGTTAGACATATGTAAAGATTGTTTCCCGACAGAGAGTCCACCATTATAACACTTAAAGAGTTTCGCAGGACTCTCCTCGGCTGGTTTTTCCTAGTTGGAATGTTATTATTTAGACAAATAACCTTCTTTCTCTAGATATTGGCGCGTTAAAGGTGTTGGATTATACACTTCCCACATGGCACCAGTTGCACATGCTTCTAGTGCCATGGCAGTCATACCTTCCGTTTTACCTGCCCAGGTTGCTTCTGCTTCCCAAGGTTGTGCATGTTTTGGATAGGTTCGTTTTACCATTTCACGCCAAATCATAGGAACTTCTTCTTCAGGTTTAATAATGGCAATCAAAGAATTTTCAATAGTTCCAGCCATACAATCCTGTGCAACGTGCCAACCTTCATGACGCATCACAGACATCAATACGCCAGGACGACGCATATGAGTTTTATTCAGAAAAAAGTTATTGCCAACTGTATGATAAACACCACGATGACCAACAGGAAAATACTTTTCGTCTGCTAGAAACACTTTAACTCCGACCCGATTGAGGGAAGCGAGCATATCGTGGAACTCGTCAACAATAATACCATAATCACTATCGGGATGAGCATTAGCAATATCGGTGATATTAAAGACTTGTTGAACATCTTTGGTGCATTCTCGGAGGAGCATACAACCCATAGCGTCCATAGTATAGAATCCTTTAGTTAATTTTTCTTCACCCGCAAATGCAGGAGAAGCAGCAAGAATCATGGCGAGAAGAATTTTTTTCATGCGTAATAAGCCTCATAATATTTGACAATACCACTAGTACTTACGTTACCCTGAGAAACCCAGTCGTGAACACATTCGTAAATACTTTGGTTAGAATATCTAGGTGATCCATCAGAACATATCTGAGACCCATACTTTTTGAGCAGAATGTTTAGTGCTTGTGTACGAACATCCATTCTTTGGTCACTATAACGCCAATCATCTTTACTCATTTTAGAAACTGCCCCATACCATTACCAGAGTTCCAACCACCAGGTCCTTCATGGAAGTTTTCAGAGCCACCCAGAGGATTCAACTGAAGAGTCGTATTCTGATTCTTAGTAGCAATCTCATACATTTTCTGATGAATATCATCAGGTTCAACAGAAAAATTCTTCTCTCGTTCCTGACGTTTCATTTCAGTTTCTTTCTCCATATAATCAAGTTGCTTCTGAGACTTGTAAGTAACATCTCCAAACCAAGAATCGTTGGAAAGAACTACTGGAGCAGGAACACCGGTATAAGGAGTGCTGCTCATTTCTTTACAATCAACTACTTCTTCATCAATTGCACACTCAACTTTGTAAGTGCCTGCTTTCTTTTGAAGAATTGTAGTTTGAGTTTCTACTTCTTTTTTTGGAGGATTGAGAATTTCTTTGAGTTTCTTGATGATCATGCTGGAACGAGTTTCTTACTATAGTTATATGAGTAATATTCCCTATTACCCTTAATACCCCATCCTAACCAATAATAGGCAGGAACCATGTATTGACTGATACTATATCCACGACCTTCAAACTCTGGAAGATATCTTTGAAATGTCGTTTCATTAATCATAAAACGTGTCTGACATTTCAGAGTGCTTGGGTCGCAATTATACTTTTTAGCAAAAGAACCAAGGGCACGGTAACGTCCAATAGAAGTCCACTGAATTAAACCGTAACCACCTCTATGGCAATTGCTATAAGAAACGCGAGCACCACCTTCACAGATGTTAGCAACAAAATTACTTTCTTGTTTGATATTACCAAGAATAGTTGCTAGTGCATTTCTATCAGAAATTTTAGTATGTTTCTGAAGTTCGGATAAAACATACTTTTCGTTTGGAGTGCAGTCAGGACACTCCCATGTCTTATCAAATTTAATTACAGGAATCTCTGTAAGAGGAGGTGCAGTAGCAACTTCTTTAGGTGCTGGAATAGCAATAGCAGTTACAAGAGCTCCAAATCCAATAAGTGATTTAATCATCGTCTCCAAGATATTCGAGTGAATAAATTTCATGGTCTTCAGTATTAGGGTCAAGCCATTCGGCAAACTCGGACTGAATCGCATGAGCATTCTCAACTGACTCTAACACGTCATACGTCTCCATCTGGCAGAGAGTGTGCATTCTGTCAACTGCCCAATCATGAGTCGTCTTCAGAGTGTCTTCCAAAGTTACCATAGTCTTTTCGCATGTAGCGTCCGAGAATGTTGCTATTATAGAACGCAGGAGTGCCGTTGTCAAGTGCCTCAGATAAGACATTATTTAAAAATAGTTGTTTTGTTTCTTCATAATTGCAGAGACCTTTTGTCGTGTGCAAACTCAGTATAACTCTACTGAAGGTCTCTTTACCATACTTTTTAATATCTTCTTTTAGTTCTGGACAAGAACCGTAATACTTCTTCCAATCCGATTCTTGTTTTACTTTTCTTTTCTTTCCAGGAGGTTTTCTAAACGACCAGAAGTATTTTCTACCGATATACCTTCTATTTGTTTCTGTATTAGTAATACAGTAGACAAAACCGTACAAATCGTTAATATCCTCAGATAAAAAAGTTCTTCCCTTAAAAACCCAGGGATTCTCATAACTCATACTCTTTAATATTATGAGCTATTATTTATCTTTAACGGGGACAAACCTAGTCTAGACAAAAAAAGAGAGGGTGTCAAGCCCTCTCAAAGAATTATGTAAGTTTTGTATCAGTCTTCATCACCAACTGACATTCCACGTCTTCTTCTGCTCCTATTACCAGTACCTCTATCACCTGCACCAAAATCACTTTCACCACCTCTACCACCTCTTGTGGCACGTTTTGCTGGATCTTCACTCACCTTACGACTATACTGCTTTCCTTTCTTCAGTGCTGCCTTATAACGCTCACCAGTCAGTGCCTCATCAACTGCTTCAACTTCTTCTTTCTTCGTCTTTTCTTTTTCAATACGAGCAGACATCTTTCTAATCGCATCGATACTCATGTTACCGATACCTGTGAAACCATCCTTAGAAGGGTCTGGTTGCTTCTTGGAGTCGTCCTTATAACCACCAGCAGCACGGGCAGAACGACGATTCTCATCAACTTGCTCTACTTCTTCTTGGCGAAGTGCCTTACGACGTTTCTTCTCAATCTGCTTACGAGTAAGAACTTCTCCTTGACCACGATTAGCATCGGGGTCATAGTTGCTAGGAGGAGTGTAATCACTTCCAAAAGATTTGATGTTGGATCTTACACGTTGAGTATGTTGCTTATTGCTCATACGACGTGAATCTTCATCAATCATTTCTGCTTCCATGATTGCTTCAATCTCCTTCTCAGAGAACAATCCGGTTGCTTCCAGTTCTTCCTTCCTTGCTTTATCTGCAACATAATCGGCACCTGCCTTAACAGCACCTGCCCCCACAGAAACCGCCTTAGCAGCGCCTCTAACCAGTTTTTTGAGTCCTCTCTTCAGAAGACCGTCTCTACGCTTTCTGGGAGCTGATGCGGAACTAGAAGAACCGCTATCAGAAGAACTTGAAGAACCAGCAGACGAAGTTCCTGCGCTTGAAGTTGAAGAACCAGCGGAAGATGTACCGGCGCTTGAGGTTGATGAACCAGCAGATGAGGTCGAAGAACCGCCACCAGATGAACCCTGTCTACCTCTTTCATATCCCTTCTTAGCAGCACTCTTAACAGCACTACCTGCTCTCTGTGCCGTTCCTACTGCCCTTGCAGCAAGTCCTACACCGCCTTGTACTGCCTTACCTACTTTCTTTACAGCACCTTTGACTTGAGCGAGTCTATTTGCTTTCTTGTCCGAAGACTTGGATGCCAATCTTGCTCTTGCCTCTGCTCCTGCATCACGCTCTGGTGCAGAAGATTTTGGTTTGGCAGCAGCTGCTTTCATCGCTCTGCCAGTTGCAAGTCTATCTTTTGCCTGAGTTCTTCTACGCTGAGTTTCTTTTGGGTCAACTCTTTCCGTCAAAAGATCTAATGAAGAATCAATTGACTCACAAATTGTTTGCTCAACAATCTCAATATCAAGACCCTCTTCCAAACACTCTTGGAAGAACTCTGTTACTTGCTCTTCAATATACTCATCCGTAAGATCATCGAGATCCTCATCGGTAAATTCATCTAAGATACTTTCAAACTTAGGAGCATATACATTCTCATAGAGACTTCTAAGATCTCCATATTCCGATTGCGATAAAGATTTCATCTTAATTTCTTAATTACCCTTTATAAGGATATTTATAAAAAAAGAGGGTCCTACTGACCCTCCTCATCTAAATCTTCAAATGCTTTATAACCATCATAATCACCAAAAAGGAAGGCATCCGATTTGGCTGCCTCCCGATATGCTGCATATGAGTCAGAGACTAAATCCGGCAAAGGTGTTTTCGGTAACATCTTGCTTGATTCCTCCGACGATATAGGATTCGACTTCGGTTTCTTGTGGTGCAACTTGGAGTCCTTTGGAAGAAATCCAGTGCTCTGTCCAAGGAAGTGGATTATTTTTTGCAGGAATGTCATAGATTGGTTTAAGTCCGATTGCCTTCATCCTACGATTGGCAATCCATTCTACATACTGCTGTAGCAGTTTATCGTTCAAACCAATCATAGATCCATCTTTGAACAAATACTCTGCCCAAAGTTTTTCTTGATTAACACAATTTTCAAAAGTATTAATCAACCACTGCTCTTCTTCTTTGAAGATCTGTTGCATCTCAGGATCATCACCAGACTTCCATTTGTTCAGAATGTTCTGAGTAATGGCAAGATGCTGATTCTCATCGCGAGCAATCAAGGAGATGATTTTTGCACTTCCTTCCATAAGTTTGAGTTCGCCAAAAGCAAAACTGCAAGCAAAGGATACGTAAAAGCGAATACCTTC